TTAGGATTTCCAATCTGGAGTATTGGAAGCGTAATCCGATAACCTACCGTCTTTCGACAGGCGGTAGGTTTTTTGCGGTATAGAGGTGAGATTATAAGCAATGGTGATCTTGAATTTATCGTCCGGTTCATCCCATACTGTCACAGAATTTACGAACAGATCAATTACGATCTGGCAGAACTCTTCGTCATTGATATCCCCTTCACGGAACTTCTCTAACCAGAAGATTACCTGCTCTTTATCAATATAGACTTGGTGTGCCATTTCCTTTTTAAGCTGCACATCCATGTCCTTCTTCTCAGTTTCAAGTTCTCCCATACGTTTTACAAGCATATCCGGGGCAGACCCGGTTTCAATAGCTTTCAGCAGATTGTTCAGAGACACGTCAACCTGCCTGATTCTGTCACGGATCACAGGGATGGGTGAATCACTCTCAATTTCCTGCTTGTTTCGATCACAGGCAATAGTAGCAATTTTCTCAATATATTCATCGGTTAGGAATGACATTGCGTCCTGTGCCACCAGTCTTTCAATCAGGTTCTTTTCCATGTTCCGCTTATTACATTGTTTATCCAGATTCTTTTTGCCGTAACACCGATAATACAAATAGCCCTGTGAGTTGCCGTCAGCGTTCATGGCACTGCCACAGTGTCCGCAGAACAGTTTTCCTGTCAGAAGGTAAGTATGCCTTGCCTTGTTTCTGGCGGGGGCTTTCTTTATCTTACCGACTCTCACCTGCACTCTGTCCCACAGGTCTTTATCAATGATTGGTGGGATAACATCTTCTGCCCGGTAGTCATGGTACTTATAGACTCCGATGTATTTCTCATTACGGAAAATCTTAGTGAAGCTGCTCTTGCCGAAACGTGTTCCCTTGGAAGTCTTGTAGCCACGGTTGTTGAACGTTCTACATATCTCGGCTACAGACTCACCGTCTGCATACATCTGAAATGCTTCCCGGACGATAGGAGCAGTGGTTTCATCAATTACCAGTTTCTTATCTACAGTCTTGTACCCCAGAGGAATAGCCCCACCGATGGAGTTGTGTTTCATGGCAGACTCCCTCATGCCCCGGTTGATCTTCTGTGAGAGTTCCGCACTGTAGAACTCAGCCATACCTTCAAGGACAGATTCAAGGATGATTCCTTCCGGGTCTTGGGTGATGTTCTCAGTGGCAGAAATAAGTTGTACACCGTTTCGTTTCAAGCGGTATTTGTAGGTGGCTGAGTCATAACGGGATCGGGCAAAGCGGTCAAGTTTGTAAACGATGACTGCATTGAAGTTTCCCTTCTCTGAATCCTTAATCATTTTCAAGAACTCTACTCGTTTCTCTATGTCCTTACTGGCAGATGTAGCACGGTCAATATACATCTCTACGATTCTGATATTGTGTCTCTTGCAGAAGTCTTGGCAGACGTGCATCTGACCTTCTATGGATTGTTCAGTTTGGTTGCTACTTGAATATCGTAGATATAGACAAGCAGTCTTAATCTCTTCGTACATGGTTCTTCCTCCATTCCTCAATGCTTATTATCCTGCAATGATAGTTTCCCCTTTTGAATCCTTTTCGTTCATACAGACTTGGATAATTCTCATGCGTCCTTCTATAGAAGCACTCCTAAATGCGGAAATCAAAATACGTTCTTCCTCAGAAAGCTGAATAGATTCTTGAATAGGGATTGTTACAGTTTCCCGGTCATCGGAATTACCTAAGAGGTAATCCACGGTACAATCAAAATACTGAGCCAATAAAGCAAGGTTCTTCTGGCTAGGATTAGAGGTTTTCAGGTTACTGGCGAAGTTCTTACCAACGTGACTTTCAGTGAAAGCAGTCGTTTTCTTTACTCCTTTTTCGGTGCATAATTCATCAATGCGTTTTAGTAATAAATCATTATTCATTCCTAAATCCTCCTAACTAGGGAATAAAATTTAAAAATTCTTCCTAAAACCGCTTGACAAATTCCTAAATAGGGATTATTATAGGTCTTGTCAACAAGAGTTGTTTACAAAATAGGGTAAAGAAAACAAGCCCTCCGGGGTTTTAATTTTGCCCCTGACGGTTTTCAATGGTTATATTGGTTCGACACCCATATTATAACCTTTGAAGAGTATTTTGTCAACTTTAGTTGATAAGCAAAATCAACGAAAGGAGGTACACGACATGGCAGAACGTGAGAACATTCGTAGCCGACTTAAAAAGCACCAGTTGACTCAGGTGTGGCTTATCAATCAGTTAGGTCTTAGAGGGATCGTTACTGATAAGACGGAAATGAGTTCCGTACTTGCCGGGACACGAAGCGGCAGTAAGGCAGATGCAATCATCGAATTGTCTCACGACATTCTTGATAAGTACGAAGAAGGTTCTGTTCTTGTTAAGGAGTGATGATGGCAGTTCCTACGATGGAAGAAAGTGCTTTGTGTTCCCAGTTGATTGAGAGAGTCAAAGACTACTTCCAGTCAGCGGAACACAAGAAAGAGTTTGAAGAATGGTACAAGACAAAGTACCACAAGGATTATGAATGGAGGAATTAACCATGAAAGAAGAAAACATTGGTGTATTAAGTGCAGGTGAGCGTTTCGGCTTCAAGGGTTTTGAATGGATCGTCCTTGACAACAACGTGGATGGCGGTGTTCTGGCAATCATGGCATCTGCTTGGAACAACGAAGAGTATAGCTTCGATGATGACGGCTGTAACAACTACGCAAAGTCAAGCCTGCGTAGAAAGCTGCTCAATGAACTGCTTCCTGTGTTGGGTGAGGATAATCTTATTCCTCATGAGGTTGACATGGTAGCTGATAACGGAGATGACCGTTACGGCACAGTCACAGATAGAGTTTTCATCCTGAGTTGTGATGAATACAGAAAGTACCGTAAGCACGTTCCGCTACTCCCTGAATGGATGTGGACTTGCACACCTTGGTATATCTCAGACGCCGGGAACAGTGGCTACGTTCGCCGTGTGTACTATGCGGGTGGTCTGGGCAACTACATTGCGAACAACAGCTATGGGGTTGCCCCGGCTTGTGTATTCAATCCGAAGAATCTTAAATTGCACCGTCAGGTGCAAATGGTGGAAGCGTAATGTCCACCAACAATAATAAGAAAAATGGAAACCACTTTGAAGAAGAGTTTTGTGAACTGCTCGCCTTACATGGTTTCTGGGCACACAACATGGCACAGAATCAGGTAGGACAGCCCGCAGATGTGATTGCGGTTAAGAATGGCATCCCGGTCTTGATTGACTGCAAGGAATGTGAAACCAACCGCTTCCCATTATCCCGAATCGAAGGTAATCAGGAAGGTGCAATGACACTGTGGGAGCAGACAGGGAATGAGCATTGTTACTTCGCTATGAAGCTGAAAGACGGACGCATTTACATGGTATCCTTCGATGAACTCATGCTGAGACAGCTTTACAGTGAGGGGACGATCACTGAAAAGGAATTTCCTCAGTACAAGACCTTTCGACAGTGGGTGGAGGAATTTGAATGATTACGGAAATCGGATCACGATTACGAATCACGAACCCTTCACCGGACATGGTTGACTGGTGTAAAAAGCATTTAGAAATACCGAACCCGGAATATCAGAAGAAAGCCAGAATGAATCTCTGGTTAGGAGATACACCCAGAACCCTTGTAATGTATGAGGTTGACGGTGACTCAGTAATCATCCCGTTTGGGTGCTTACGATCAATCATCCCGCTTCTGGAAGGGGACGTGAAGAAACTCTTTACCAAACAGGTAAAGGTAGATTATAAGGGAGCGAAAGTACCGCTGTACGACTATCAGGAGGAAGCTGTAGGAGCAATGATTATCAATCATTACGGAATATTACAGTCACCTGCCGGGTCAGGTAAGACGCAGATAGGCATAGCCCTTGCGTGTTCCATGCAGCTTAAAACACTTTGGCTTACCCATACAAAAGACCTGCTGACCCAGAGTAAGAATAGGGCAGCACAGTATATTGACAAGTCACTTTTGGGGACTATCACAGAAGGAAAGGTCAATATCGGAGAGACAATGACCTTTGCAACTATTCAGACGATGTGCAAGGTTGACTTGAATCAGTACCGTGACACATGGGACTGCATCATCGTAGATGAATGTCACCGGGTAGCCGGGACACCTACCGCAGTAACTCAGTTTAGTAAGGTGCTGAACACACTCAGGGCAAGACATAAATACGGATTGTCTGCAACCGTTCATAGGGCAGACGGACTGATAAAGGCTACATACGCTATGTTGGGACACGTTATCTATACAGTCCCGGATGAAGCTGTGAAGTCCAGAGTTATGACGGTAGACGTACAGCCGAAGGGTACAGGCGTGAAACTTGATTCAGCGTTTTTGAACAGTGATGGAACAATCAACTATTGCAAGATGATTACTTATCTTACCACTCATACAGACCGGAATCAGATTATCATGAATGACCTTGTAGGCAACCGGGAGCATTACAACCTGATCCTCTCTGAGAGGGTGGATCATCTGAAACTTCTGTATGAAGGACTACCCCCGGACTTGAAATCACAGGCTGCTGTAATTGATGGCAATATGACAACTAAGAAGAAGAAAGCAGAGCGTGAGCAGGCTATTGAGGATATGAGGACAGGCAAGAAACGATACTTGTTTGCATCGTACTCACTGGCAAAAGAGGGGCTTGATATCCCACGGTTGGACAGGCTATACCTAACAACCCCTCAGAAGGACTATGCGGTGATCGTTCAGAGTGTTGGGCGTATTGCACGAACCTTTGAGGGGAAGGAACAACCGATTGCTTATGATTATGTAGACTTCATCAGGTCACTGGAAAAGTCGTTCAAGAAACGATGCACCAGTTACCGAAAATGTAACTGTAGAATTTTGGAAGGAGAATAACCATGAAGAATAAAATTTTGAAAGCTATAGCTTGGGCGGTTAGCCTTGTATGGATTGTGTCAGCTTGTCTTATTGATTCAGATTCATGGATTCCCTTCATCGTGTGTGTAATCTGTGAAATCTATATGGTGTTATTCTCCTACGCAAATGATTGGTTTGGAGATTACCCTTATGAAGATTAGTGAAGAAAGTGCAAGACACCTTGATACAGCCATTCTTCTGATGGAAGGAGTCAAGGAAAGTCTGAGTGCCGAACCGGATAAATGGGGATGTATTTCACCAGAACATTCAAGAGAGTCTATCCATCGTAGATGTGTGCAGGCACGACAAGAACTCCTGCAAGTGCAAAAGGCTCTAAGGTAGGTGATCTCATGGTTGAGGGGACATACATATTCGACTGTGAGGTATTCGCTTATGACTGGCTCTTTGATTTCAAAGATGTTGTCACAGGCGAACATATCTCCATCTGGAACGACAACGATGCTGTAATAGCATTTATGGAACGTGACCCGTTCTTAGGCGGGTTTAACAATAAGCACTACGATAATTTCATACTAAAGGCAGTCATGTGTGGCTTTACACCGGAAGAGGTGAAGAAAGTCAATGATCTTATCATTCAGGAAGAGTTAAGTGGATGGGATATCCCATCACTGAAAGAGTACAGAGTATTCTTTGACAGCTTTGACCTGAGAGATGATTGTCAGGACGGAATCTCACTGAAAGCTATTGAAGCACACCTTGGAATACCGATTGAGGAAACAGGGGTTGACTTCAACATTGACCGTCCGTTGACGGAGAGTGAGAGAAGAAGGACTGAATACTACTGCCGATATGACGTAGATGCTACGGAAATTCTCTGGAAACTGAGACAAGGATATCTGGATAACAAAGTTGCTGTAGGAGCGAAGAGAGGTCTGACAGACCGTAAGGCAATGTATATGACAAATGCCAAACTGACAAGCGTGTACCTACAAGCTGAGAAACCGGAGAAACCTTGGACGGATGAAAGGAATTACCAATACCCGGATAAGCTGCTTCGGCAGTATATTCCGCAGGAAATATTTGATTTCTTTGATCGACTGCATGATCCTAACGTACCGGACATTGACCTGTTTGGTGGTTACGATCAATACGGCAGGAAGATTAAGGGTGCAAGCATTGAATTTAAAATAGGTGATTGTGTTTGTACCATAGCCTACGGAGGGATTCATGGAGCAATCCCGAACTATGTAGAGGTAGCAACGGAAAACCGTTCAATCCGAAACAAGGACGTAGGTAGTTACTATCCACATCTTATGACTGTTCCACTTTCAGCAGGTCAACAGTACGGGTTCTGTAGCAGGAATATACCATCACCTCAGATTTTCGTGGATATGTTGGAAGAGAGAATGAAAGCAAAGAAAGCCGGGGACAAGAAAACGGCAAATGCCCTGAAACTGGTAGCGAACACCTCTTATGGTGCAATGCTCAATGGTAAAAACGGAATTTCCTATAACGATCTCTATGATCCACTCATGGGACGTTCTGTATGTATCACCGGGCAGCTACTTCTTCTGGAACTGTCAATGCACCTTGTAGCAGAGTGTCCTACCTTGAAGATCATTCAGCTTAACACGGATGGTATCATGGTAAGTTTTGACAAGTCTGACGAAGCAAAATGGCAGGAGATTACGCAGGAGTGGCAGGACAGAACAGGTTTTGAACTGGAAGAGGATTTCATTCAGAAAATCGTTCAGAGAGATGTGAACAATTATGTAGAAGTTCCGGTGGGGGGCAGCAAACCGAAGGTCAAGGGTGGCAATCTGGTAAGAGGGATCTTAACCAATGCAAACATTGACTTTACGACAATGGGCTTACCTGCATGGGACAATATGAGTGGCGGTGCTTGGAATATCAATAACAATGCCTGCATCGTGGCTACAGCAATGAAAGAGTATTTTGTGAACGGGACTCTCCCGGAAGAAACCATTGCGGCAAGCAATAATATCCTTGATTTTCAGGTGATAGCGAAAGTCGGAGGTAAATATTCTGGATGCTACCAGTTAATAGGTGGTGAGAAAGTTCCGGTACAGAAGGTCAATCGTGTGTACGCCTGCAAGAATAAAGGTTATGGAAAGATTTATAAGACTCACGCCACTACCGGAAAGGACGCAAAAGTTCCCAGTTTGCCAGATCACTGCATAGTAGATAACAATAATGAGTTGTCCATAGACGTTGTGGACAGAGAATGGTATGTCAAACTGGCAAAGGAACAGATACGGAAGTTTTTAGGTGTGAAAGCACCACGGAAGAATACCAGAAAAATAAATTCGCTAAAGAAAAAGTCATTAGCGTTGTTCAATTAAGGAGGACAAGAACATGGAAAGTTCAGCAAAAAAATGGTAACAGCAGAAGAGTTTGACGCAGCAGTAAAGCAGGTTATTCACGATCAGGTGAGTGATCCGAAACTGGATGGGATGGGAAAACTGCTCATTCCGCTGACAGGTGCTATTTTCGCAAAAGATGTTAAGAAGATTCTGTTCGGGGAAACCGAAGAAAATAAGGAGGACTAAGACTATGAAATTTCATGAAGTGAGCAAGGCTATGGATGAAGGTAAGAAGATCAAACTGAAAGACTGGGACAACGCCTACTGGTATAAAAAGGGCGGTATCATTATCAACCATGACGAAGAAGGTTTTGAATATGATGCAAGAGAAATCTTCCTGCTTGATTTAATGTGGGTAGCAAACGGTGACTGGGAGATTGTTGTTGAAAATCTGACTCCGATGAATTTCAAGGAAGCGTTCAAGCTGATGAAGCAGGGCTATCCAGTGAAACTTCCGTCTTGGGGTGGTTACTGGTACTGGGATGCCACAAAGGAAACTATCGTGATGCACACGAAGGATGGCAGAGAATTGGATATCCGTGAGACTAAGAGGGTTGAATACACCACTCTGAATATTCTTTCTGATGAATGGGTGCTTGCAAGCACTAAGAACTGCCCTGCAATGGGTGGTGAAGCTACTTTCTCCTTCGGGGAAGCAATCAAGTATCTGAAACGTGGACACAAGGTAGCCCGTAAGGGATGGAACGGCAAGAAGCAGTACATTCAGCTTGCAAGCGGAATCTCTTACAAAGCACCTACCGGAGATATCGTGAACTGTGAGCATGATGCCATCGGTAACATGGCAGTAGCTTTTGTCGGAACTTCCGGGGTACAGATGGGTTGGCTTGCATCTCAGGCAGATATGCTTGCCGATGACTGGGTATTCGCAGAGTAAGGAGGATTAGCTATGTTTTATCTGTTAGGAGTTATCATCGGGCTTGTAATCAGTTTTCTGATTACTGCCCTGCTGATCTGGATTCTGGCAATGTGTTTTGGTTTCCTGTTCACTTGGAAACTGGCACTGGGAGTCTGGGTTATCTATCTGATTATCAAGAGCATTTTTACAAGAAATTAAGGAGGATCAATAACAATGGCAAACATTTATGAAGGTATGAACGTGAGACAGAAACTTGCAAAGGCAAGATTACAGTTCCTTAACCAGAAGGTTAAGAAGTCCGGTAAGAATATGCACTTGGAGTTCAAGTATTTTGAGTTGGAGGACATTGTACCTCCTGCAATCAGAATCTTTGCCCGTGTAGGTCTTACCACTGACATTGACTTCACCGATGAAAACGGTGCTGTCATGAGAGTCTACAACACGGACAACTCTGAGGAAGCACCTATTGAGTTCCGTGTTCCGTACCGTGAGGTTAAGCCTATCGTGAGCAATGCAGGTAAGGAAGTAACCAATCCGATGCAGGCACTTGGTTCATCCATTACATACCTCAGACGTTATCTCTGGATGGCAGTTCTGGATATCACTGAACCGGATGACATTGACGCTACTCTTGGTTCTGAACCGGAAGAGGAAGAACCGGAGATTGAAGCACCGAACCCAGAGAAAGTAAAGACTGAGAAGAAGTCTCAGAAGAAACAGAAAGCCCCGGCTACACCTGCGGAACGTAAGGAAGCGAAAGAAACTCTGACTGACACTAAGGGGCAGGCTGATGACTTGCAGATTGCAGCACTGAAAAATGCCTGCAAGGAACTGATGGAGAAAGACCCGGATCAGGAGGATTTTGTTCAGCAGATTGCCATGAAAACCAATGGCTTCACTCAGGTAACACGTTCTCAGTGTGAGCAGCTTATCAAGAATCTCGGTGAGATGATCGCAGCTTACAAGACGGAGGGTTAATGTATGTCAGACAATGTGAATCATCCATCCCACTATGAAACCGGGAAGTTTGAGTGCATTGACGTGATGGTAGAGACTCAGGGTGTGCATGCAACGAAGGATTTCTGCGTGTGCAATGCCTTGAAGTACATCTACCGTCACAGACGGAAGAACGGTCTGGAAGATATTCAGAAAGCAATCTGGTATCTGAATAAAGCCGTAGAGTTGGATGGACAAATTAAGGAACTGATTGACTGTAGAACAATCGGGGAAAGCGAACCCCGTTACATGGAGGGCAGAAGTAATGAGGAAATTTAAGAGAATGATCGCAAGAGCGAATATGAAACGTGCAGGATATACCCGTCTGAATAAGAAGAGCGGGGACGGCAGAAGCACTTTCGCAAAGCTGTGGAAGCAGTACATTTAAGAAGGAGGACAGTTCTATGAAGTGGAATGACGATAAAACCATCACGATTACACCACCTGCGAAACCAAAGAAGATCACAGGCACAAGATTTGCAGCAATCATGGGTCTGAATAAGTGGACAAGCCCGTTCAATGCGTGGTGTGCAATTACCAGAACTTATGAAGAACCGTTTGAGGACACGATCTACACTATCGCAGGTAAGACGATTGAGCCGAAGCAGGCAGAGTACATGAAAACTGCATACTTCATGAGCAATCTGATTACACCTACGGATGTGTACGGTGAGGACTACTTCAAGAAAACGTGGGGAGATTTCTTCCGTGATATACCGATCTTCGGTGGTATGTGGGACTACCTTCTTGTAGACAAGGAAGGTAAGCCACAAACGGTATTGGAAATGAAAACCACGAAGAGGTCTGAGGACTGGGTAGAAGATGTACCTGAGTATTACGCTTTACAGGCTGCACTTTATGCTTACCTTCTTGGAGTCGATGACGTAATCATGGTATGTTCGGTTCTGGGTGAGAAGGATTATGATGACCCGGCAGCTTATGAGTGTAAAGCTGAGAATACTTTCGTTCGTCCGTTTAAGGTGTCTGAGAGATATCCGAACATGAAGAAAACGATCACGCAGGTTAAGAAATGGTGGAAAACTCATGTAGAGGGCGGTGTATCTCCGAAGTATGATGAAAAGGCTGACGCTGACATTCTGAAAGTGCTGAGAGATAACAACCTCTCCCCTGACTCCGATCTGGACGCAATGGTGAAGGAAGCCGAAGGGCTTATGCTTCACATCGAAGAGGTCAATGCAACTGTAGCTGACGATGAAAAGCGTCTGAAAAAGCTGAAAGAACTGATTAAGGAAGCAAGTATGAGCCAGTTCAAGCCGGGTGATAAGACTGTTACGATCACAGGTGGCAGCTATGATTTTGTCACTACCGTCAGCATGAAGAAGAAACAGGATTTTGATACAGAAGCAATGGAGAAGGACGGTGTGCTTGATAAGTACATGACTGAGACTGAAAAGCCTGAGTACCGTTTCACTCCGAAGAAGAGGAAGGATTGATATGGGAAAACACGTTATAAGTGATTTATGGCAAATGCAATCACTTCCTTTGGAAGCCAAAATCAGGATGACTAAATACAGAATCCGTCAATGGGTTGAGTATTACGGAGAGGATGGCGTATATGTCAGCTTTTCTGGTGGAAAAGATAGTACGGTACTGTTGGACTTGGTACGGCAGATGTACTCAAATGTGACGGCGGTATTTGTAGATACAGGTCTGGAATATCCTGAAATCAGAGAGTTTGTCAAAACTTTCAGCAATGTAGTATGGCTCAAACCGAAGAAAAATTTCAAGCAGGTTATTACCGAATATGGCTATCCTTTCATTTCTAAAGAAGTCTCTGACAAGGTGGACGGGGCAAGAAAATATATGCAAGCCTTGAATGACGCTCAGTCGAGAGAGAGAGAGAGAGAGTCGGACGGTACGTTATGCTTGGGGAATAGCAGACCTTCTGGGGATAGACCGAAGAGGGGAAGCAAAAGAGAGTCCAGAGTATCTAAGTCTGAAAATGGGGATTATCCCTAGTGAGACTTCACGATATCAGCAAGTAGTGGGTACATACAAAAATAAAGACGGTTCAGTGTCAAAATATTGTATGTCACGCTACAAATTCTTTTTAGAAGCACCTTTCAATCTTTCAGCTTCATGTTGCAGAATCATGAAAAAGTCACCAGTTCACTCATACGGACGAAAGACTCATAAGAAACCCATGACTGCACAGATGGCAAGTGAAAGTAGATTAAGGACAGCACAATGGTTGAGAAACGGATGTAACGGTTTTGAGATGACTTCTCCTATATCCAATCCTATGAGTTTTTGGACTGAACAGGACGTTCTTCTCTACATTGAGTTGAACAAAGACAGAATGTGCCGGGATAGAATAAATTGTCACGAAAAAGTTATGTGGTATGGTAGCAGGATCGTTTCAAGAGAGACAGGAGCAACGATTGAAAGTATAGAATATTATAGACCGATCTGCTCAGTCTACGGAGATATCGTGACCGAACCATCGGACTGTGATTATGAATTTACTGAACGCAGTGAGATTTTCGACAAAGATAGACCGCTTCTCAAAACTACAGGATGCAGCCGAACCGGATGTATGTTTTGTGGATACGGATGTCACCTTGAAAAATCACCTACCCGGTTTGAACAAATGAAAGAAACTCATCCGAAGCAGTACGCATATATCATGAAGCCTGTGGAAGAGGGCGGGTTAGGATATAAAGACGTTATAGACTGGATCAACCAACACGGAAACATGGATATCAAATACTAATTTGATATAGATATTACATTTTAAGGAGGACTATTACAATGGCAAAGATTGGACTTACAGAGGGATTTACACTGATCCCGGAAGGAACTCATGTATTCAAGATTACTGAGGTCAACTACAAAGAGGACTTTGGTAAGATGGAAGTGGTTATGCAGACCGCAAAGGGTCAGAAGCATATCGAGAGATTTTCTCTCCTGAATAAAGACGGTGAACCGAATCAGGGCGGTCTTAATGCGTTCAGCTATTTTGCTAAAACGGCACTGGATGACTTCACTGTGAAGGACATTGACGATCAGGAGTTGGTTGGACACTTTATCCGCTGTGAAGTTGAGCATGAGGAAGTCGAGAGCAACAAAACACCGGGCAAGATGCTCAAATTTGCAAGACTGGGTGACAAGGAAGCGGCTTATGGATTTGATGAAGAGGAAGCTGCCCCGGCAGCACCGAAGCAGAGCAAGCCTGCACAGGCTGAACCTGCAAAGCAGGAAGGTAAGAAACCTGCGGCATTTGATCTTGGCAGTCTGCTTGGTTAAGTAAGTGACCTGCGGAGAGGGAGAGATGTTATCTCAAACTCTCCAATGGTTATATTAAAATATTCTCAAAATGGAGGATTGAAGATGAACACGAACGAAAGAATTAAGATTTTCAAGTCCCTGATGGGTCAGGTATTCGGTAAGGAAGATGTAGATTACTTCGTAGCCACTCTCAAAAGAATGGGTTACTTCACCGCCCCTGCTTCCACGAAGTATCACGGGAATTATGAAGGTGGTTTGTTCGATCATTCCCTTGAAGTGACTAAGAGCCTGTTGCATCTTACCAAACATCTGAAACTTCACTGGAACAGCAGAAAGAGTCCCTATTTTGTAGGAATGTTCCATGATCTTTGCAAGTGTGACAACTACATTCACAACGGAGATGGAACGTACAGCTACAACCCGAATGTCACTCTTCCCGGTCACGGTGAGAAGTCTTTGGTACTTCTGGCAGCGAATGAGATTGGCGTAACTGAGGAAGAGAAAGCGTGTATCAGATGGCATATGGGAGCGTTCGATGACAAGGAAAACTGGGACAAGTACGGAAAGGCTATTGAGAAATTCCCTAACGTCTTGTGGACTCACACGGCAGATATGATGGCTGCCAGAATCAAAGGTATTTAAGGAGGAAGCACTATGAAGAAAGTAGTTGCTGTAGTGATTGCTACACTTATGGTGGCAGTGCTTATGACAGGATGTACGGAATCTGAGCAGGTTTCGTATAACATCGGTAAGGAAGCTGACAACTTCAATGTAACCCGTAAACTGACCGTAATCAATGCCAGAACCGATACGATCTTGCTTGAAATGGAAGGTACATTTTCTCTCAGCAATAATTCAGACAACGAACTGGAAGTTATCTGTGAGGTTGGAGATGGCAAGTATCAGAAACATTTTGTATATCTGAACGATGACACGATGTATGTAGTGGAAGATATTTCCGGTGCAAATGTTGACAAGTACCATTATGAAATCAACTTCCTTCCTGAATACGGTGTCAAAGTTACTCACAAGGATTAAGGAGAAATTACTATGGGAGCATTACTTGGATTTATCGGAGGTTTTATTACAGGTCAGATTTTCCTGATCTGTGTAGCAGTTATTGGTGCAGGCAGAGAAGATAAGGAAGCACCGACTAAAGAAGAGTGGAAACAGGAGGACTAAATCATGATTATTACAGGTATGGATCACTTTCAGAGTGTATGCAAGAGAAAACTGGTGGAATGGTATCACAAGAATAGACCGGAAGTTGACATTGATATGAGCAATGTGTTTGTAGTCTGGTCTTGCAAGACTTTACAGAATTACAAATGCCTTGCATCTACCACAATCAGTGGTGATGGTATTTACGCTGAGTATACTTTTAACGGAGATAAGCAGGAGATGTATGAGGATGTTTATGGCAAACTCACCAACACCTGTATCACACAGGAATAAGGAGGACTAAATCATGACAGGTAAAGAATATCAGGAACTTGCAATTAGAACTTGCAGTATTCCTTACGATCAGAAAGAAGATAGACTGTTTCATGCCGTGTTCGGTCTGAACAGTGAAGCAGGAGAGGTTGCAGGAATCTTGCAAAAGAAATATCAGGGACATGAAGTGAACCTTGAACACATGGAAAAGGAACTTGGTGACTGTCTCTGGATGATCGCAGAAGCGTGTAATGCACTGGGAACGGATATTGATACAGTCATGCAGATGAATATTGACAAGCTGAAAGCCCGTTACCCAGAAGGGTTTACAGTAGAAAATTCTCTGCATCGTAAGCCGGGAGATATCTAATGCGATATCACAACATTACTCAGGATGACATGAATAACGGTGACGGACTCCGGGTAGTCCTCTGGGTTGCAGGATGTGAACATCACTGCAAGGGCTGTCAGAATCCGGTTACATGGAATCCTGATGACGGTTTGGTGTTTGATAAGAGAGCTTTTAATGAAATCATGAAAGCACTGGAAAAACCGTATGTGGCAGGTATTACTTTCTCCGGGGGTGATCCGCTTCACCCGCAGAACCGTGGAGCAGTATTCTCCATCATGAAAGCAGTACAGAAGAGATTTCCGAAGAAAACAATATGGGTCTACACCGGGTATACATGGGAACAGATTCTTGCAAACAAATATCTGCTTGCAGCAGTCAAGTATGCAGACGTACTGGTGGATGGACGCTTTGAAGAAGAGTTGAAGGATGTCAATTATCACTGGGCGGGCAGTACCAATCAGAGAGTGATTGACGTACAAAAATCATTACAGAAAGGAGAAGTGGTCTTACATGAAAGTAATTAAGAAAGACGGAACACTGGAAGAGTTTGACGGTGAAAAGATCGTAAACGCTGTCAACAAGTCTGCTTCCAGAGTCATGATTACACTGGATGATACAGCATTTCATGAAATCATTGGTTCGGTACTGGAAGTGATCGAAGAAAAAGGACTTACTGATATCCCGGTTGCCGTGATGCACAATATTGTGGAACAGGTACTTGATAAGTACGATCCACGGATTGCTACATCCTATCGTAACTACAGAAACTATAAGCAGGACTTTGTTCATGTGTTAGACAGGGTATTCCAGAAATCGCAGGTTGTTAGATTTCAGGGAGATAAAGAGAACGCAAACACGGACTCAGCACTGGTGGCTACAAAGCGTTGCTTGATCTTCAACGAACTGAATAAGCGTCTGTACCGTAAGTTCTTCATGACTCAGGAAGAGTTGCAGGCTTGCCGGGACGGTTACATTTACATTCACGATCAGTCCGCAAGACTGGACACTATGAACTGTTGTTTGTTCAGAGTCAATGAGGTTATGAAGGGTGGCTTTGAGATGGGAAATATCTGGTACAACGAACCGAAAACGCTTGATGTGTTCTTTGATGTACTGGGTGATATCATCCTCGCAACCGCAAGTCAGCAGTACGGAGGATTTACAGTACCGGAAGTTGACAAGTTGGCAGCACCTTACGCTGAAAAATCTTATAAGAAGTATGTGGATGAATACATGGAAATTCGCAATCAGCAGACCTTCACGCAGGAAGTTCATGAATGGGCTATGCAGAAGGTAGAAAGAGATTTTGAACAGGGATTTCAAGGAATTGAAATGAAGCTGAACACTGTGGGATCATCCCGTGGTGACTATCCATTTATCACTATGACCTTCGGTCTGGCTACAGATTGTTTCGGTAAGATGGCAAGCAAGACTTTCCTGCGTGTTCACATGACAGGTGAGGGTAAGCCGGGAAATAAGAAGCCAGTCCTTTTCCCTAAACTGGTATTCCTGTATGACAAGAATCTTCACGGTGAAGGCTGTATCAACGAAGATGTATTTGAAGCCGGGATTGACTGTAGCTGCAAGACTATGTACCCTGACTGGCTGTCTCTTACAGGTGACGGTTATGTGGCTGAGATGTACAAGAAATATGGCAGAGTGGTAAGCCCTATGGGTTGCCGTGCTTTCCTTAGTCCGTGGTATGAGCGTGGCGGTATGCACCCGGCAGACGAAGATGATAAGCCTATCTTTGAAGGACGTTTCAATATTGGTGCAGTGAGTCTGCATCTGCCTATGATTCTTGCGAAAGCAAGAGAAGAGGGTAAGGACTTCTATGAGGTTTTGGACTTCTACCTTGAAATGATCCGCAATATTCACAAGCGTACTTATGAATACCTTGGAGAGATGAAAGCCAGTACCAACCCGATTGCTTATTGTGAAGGTGGTTTCTACGGAGGGCATCTGAAACCTTCGGACAAGATTAAATCACTTCTCAAACCTATGACGGCATCTTTCGGAATCACAGCACTCAATGAGTTGCAAGAACTTTACAATGGCAAGTCCATTGCGGAAGATGGTGCATTTGCACTGGAAGTCATGCAGCACATCAACAATAAGGTCAATGAGTACAAGGAAGCTGACGGATGGTTGTATGCAATCTACGGTACACCTGCTGAAAGCCTTTGTGGTTTGCAGGTGGAGCAGTTCAGAAAGAAGTACGGAGTAGTTAAGAATGTGTCAGACAGACCCTATGTAAGCAATAGCTTTCACTGTCACGTCACAGAAGATATCACACCGATTCAGAAGCAAGACTTGGAAGGACGTTTCTGGAATCTCTGCAACGGCGGTAAGATTCAGTATGTGAGATATCCGATCAGCTACAACCGGAACGCTGTCAAGACTCTGGTATGCAGAGCAATGGAGTTAGGCTATTACGAAGGAGTCAACCTGTCTCTGGCATACTGTGATGATTGCGGTCATGAAGAGTTAGAGATGGATGTGTGCCCGGTGTGTGGCAGTACCAACCTCACGAAGATTGATAGAATGAATGGCTATCTGTCCTATAGTAGAGTTCACGGTGATACCCGTCTGAACGCTGCAAAAATGGCTGAGATTGCTGAGAGAAAGTCAATGTAATGGAGGGTTAAGGTATGACAGATAAAGGGATTGATAATCTCAAGTTCGGGATCATAGAGCAAGCTGCGATTGATTACGTTGACTTACTGGCGGGCTTTAAGTCACCGACTACAGATTGTAACGTGGACGAGTGCCGAAGGTTCTTCCGGTCACAATGGTTTCATTCCCTTTGTGACCTTGATCCCGAACAGGTTATTAACCGATTGGAAAGGAAAGCAAAGACTATGGTTATGAAGTACGAAGTACACAAAGAACACGGTAGCAGTAGATGGTATGTCACGGAGGTAGGCTGTAAAGAGCCTATCCCCGGCACATACGGCACAAAGAAGAGAGCATTGCATACAGCAGCGAAGATGAATGGTCTGGATTACAAAGACTACATGAGAGTTCGCAGAAGGGATGGTATGAATCATGATTAGAATTTCAAAGGCAGAAACCTACGGGTGGGAAGCTGCAATTAGAGGTATGAGAAATCCTATGAACTCATGGGATAAATCAGACAGTTATCCTGCTGTAGATTGTGGAAAATGTGGAATTATTGATCGTGAAGGTATTTGTCATCCGAAAGAACACGATTGTTCAGAATTTGCTTGCTATGCAGTAGGAGAAAATGACCTCTCTCTCATGAAGAGACTTGCGGCAGCAGGTGACGATCACGGGAAGTTCCTGAGAATGATTAACGTCACGGTAGATGTGGAAGCACCTCTCTATTGGTGGAAAGAATTTGACACCTACAAGGTGGGTACAGTCGCAAATTCGTGTAGCACAATGCACAAGATTCAGGCAAAAGAGTTTACCTTGGAAGATTTCTCCACGGATCACCTGTCTCAGACTAATCTTATTATCATGAAGATGGTAGTGGATGCACTGAACAATGCAAGACTGGACTTCCTTAGTCAGAAGGACAAGCGTGACTGGTGGCAGATGATTCAGCTTTTGCCGTCATCTTACAACCAGAAGCGTACCGTGCAGCTTAATTATGCAGTGTTGAAGAACATCTATCATGCACGAAGAAACCATAAACTTGATGAATGGCATACGTTCTGTCATTTCATCGAATCACTACCACACAGCGAATTGATTACAGAGTAAGGAGCGTGGGAACAGATGGACTATTCCAGAATACCAGAAGAATTAAAGAATCAGAATCAGTGGGTGTGTGCTTGGGACGGTTCAAAAGTTCCCATGAGAGCATTTGAAAGAAAAGCCGCTTCATCCACCGCACCGGACACTTGGTCTACCTTTGAGCAGGCTGAGTGGGCGGTGGAGAACGGACACTATGACCACATTGGTTATGTTTTTGCCGATCAGAACATTGTAGGCATTGACATTGATGCAGGCTTTGAGGACGGTCTTATGACCCCGCTGTGTGCAGATATTATGCAAGCCTGCCACTCATACACAGAGAAGTCCCGGAGTGGACGTGGAGTACATATCCTCATGCGTGGCAAGCTGCCGTTCTCAGGTAAGAACAATCTTGCAGGCGTAGAAATCTATCAGGCAAGAAGGTTCTTTATCATGACCGGGAAGGTGCTGATCTTCCCTGAGATCATTGATAATCAGGAAGCTATTGACTATGTAGTGGAGAAGTATTTTAAAGAGACAGAAAAGACCGGGAGCAATTCAAATATGGTACAGCGTATCTATTCTCCTAAGTTTCCGAAGCCTACGGGTGGGAGAATTTTTGTCAGACCGGACTACCCGGAAATCCCGGACGGCGGCAGAAACATTTCTCTTACCAGTCTGGCAGGTGCATTGCACAACACTGGGTACACTCCGATGCAGATTTATCAGGAATTGCAGAGAGTCAACAAAGAAGTGTGCAAGCCACCGCTTCCAGACAGAGAACTACAGATCATTGCAGAAAGCATAAGCAGATACAGGAGGTAACTATGGATATGAAATTGAAATCATGCCCGTTTTGTGGAGGGGATGCACGATTATTTGTCAACAATGGTGTAGAAGTGCAGTGTACAAAATGCGGTATTCATACAGAAACACTGATTGATATGCCGAGCAGATGTGGCAATAAAGGCAGTCATGCAATAGAAAGGGTAATTGAAAAATGGAACAGCAGAGTGTAATACCTACAGATACTTGCGTCACCTGTGAGAACTTCATAGGTGGCGGTGACTGGGGACTCTGCTGCAAAATTAAATATGATCTGTGCTATGAGTGTACCCCGAAGTGTAAAGACTATCAACAGAAGGAGGTGAGAAAGAACAATGGAAGATGAATTATTTCAGTTGTCCAACGGACGCTATGTAACATCGGTAGAGATTTCAGAAAAGTTGACATATATTAAAGAACATCACCCTGAGACTTCCTATCAGGAAGATTCTACAGGGTATTCGTGGGATGAAGCGGGTATGGCTGACCTCTTTTCAGAGTGTTACGATCATGACACCCGGTACTGCCCGGAAGCAAAGTCATGGTACACCTATGACGGTGGCAAGTGGCAGAAGGATGTAGGATCATTGCTTGTGTCCAATAAGATTAAAGAGTTTGTCAGGATCATGGCACTCTACTGCGGAGAAATCCCGGACGAAGATAAGCGTAAACAGTACATGGCTTTTGTCGGTAAGATGGGTGACAGACGTTTCCGTGACAGACTCATGAAGGATGCAGCCGACAACTTGAAGATTGCAGCAGCAGAGTTTGATACGCACCCATTCCTGATTAACTGTAAGAATGGTACTTATGATCTGGAATCATTGACATTCCGTGAGCATAAATGGAATGACTTCTTGACAATGCAGACCAATTTTGAATACGGTGTGAAGAAAGAGAAGTGTGCCAGATGGGAACAGTTTATCAAGGAAGTAACGCAGAACGACAAGGACAAAGCGGACTACCTGCAACGTGCCTTGGGTTATTCCATCCTTGGAACATCTAAGGAAGAGTGTATGTTTATCCTGCATGGTAAGACCACCAGAAACGGAAAGTCCACCATGCTTGATGCAATTCAGCACTTGCTTGGTGATTACTCCACGGTCACACCTGTAGAACTGATCTGTCGTGGTGACAGAGCAAAGAACGCAGAAGCAGCAAGTCCGGTACTGGCAAAGCTGAAAGGTAAGCGAATGGTTACTATGAGTGAGTCGGACACTGCCGGGAAGTTGGATGAATCAGTTATCAAGCAACTTACTGGTGGAGAAGAGATCACCGCCCGTGAGTTATATCAGACAGCAATTACATTCAAGCCACAGTTTACAATGTGGCTGTCCTGTAATGACCTGCCTGCTGTAAAAGACAAATCCTTGTTTGCTTCTGATCGTGTGCGTGTTATTGAATTTAACAGGCACTTTAATGATGACGAACAGGACAAAGGCTTGAAGGACTACTTTGAGTCACCGGAAGCAATGCGTGGTATCTTCACATGGTTGGTTGCCGGGTACTTCAAGTACAGAAGGTTTGGTCTGAAAATGTCAGCAAATATGCAGAAGGTAGTCAAGCAGTATGAGAAAGACAATGATCTGGTATTGCAGTACCTTGAAGAGAAATGCCAGAAGCAGGATGACGTTAAGACAAGAGCAAAGACCCTTTATGATAATTACAAGCTGTGGTGCAAGAGCAACGGCTATTATGTATGCAGCATGAAGAAGTTCAATGCTGAGTTGATGGCACATCCTGAGTGGTATGAGCAGAAGTCCGTGAGTGGCGGCGTGGCTGTTTACTACGGAATTATGATGAAAACGACAGGTTAATGGTAGGGTATGTAGGGTATTTCATCATTTTGCTATAACTTTCTCTAGTAGACCGCCTACTAAGAAAAGTTATACCGAAAATCGAAAATACCCTACAAGCCCTACAGGTAAGAAAGGAGCAGAACTATGGAAAGTTATGTAGAGAGATGGAAAAGAGAGCAGAAAGAGAAGGAGCAGAAAGGAGTAGGTAAGAATGGCAGAAGAACAGAAGAAGCCCAGAACGAGAGGGAAGGACAGAAAGCCCAGAAGGACAGCGGGGTATCAGAAGAGTAGCCCTGCGAACTTGGAGAAAGCAAGAGAAAATAGCCCGATTGTACAGGGTCACAATCCTGATCTGCCAGAAGGGTATAACTCCCGGATGATTCAGTTCACTATGGAGATCATGCCGTCTGAGAAGTTGGACTATAATGACATAGAAGAGATGGAAAGACGGTTCATGCACTATCTGGAAACGTGTGCAAAGTACGATATGAAGATAGGCAATCAGGCTGCGTATGCTGCGATAGGAATAGATAAGGGTATTGCATGGGAGTGGGTCAACCGTTGTACAACGAACCCCGCCCGCACCGACTTTATCAAAAAGGTGCAGAAAGTGTGTGCATTATACCGTGAGGGACTTATGCAGGATGGCAAGGTCAATCCGGTTACTGGCATATTCTGGCAGAAGAACTATGACGGCATGAAGGATCAGACAGAAATGGTTCTGACTCCTAACAATCCGTTAGGTGATAGTGCCGACACAGAAGCCCTTGCAAGGAAGTATCTTGACAATGCCGACATTGTAGACGTGCCAGAAGGTGAAATCTCAGAAGTCGCAGAAGGGGCAGAAAGCCATAAAATTAAATAAGGCAATGAAATACGCCCCGGTGTAGGAAAGACCTGCTGCCGGGGCGTGTATGCGTTCTGAGGGCATAAAGAAAGCCCCGGATCATACGGGGCGGGCGTTCTACCCATTCCATATTATCCGGGGTTTCTGTTTTCTCCAATATTCTATTATGTCCGGGGTTTCTGTTTCGTACATCGGTATATTATACAACCTGCATCCCTCCGGGGTCATGTAGTAGCCTTGACCATATCGGGGTAGGAGTTCGCAACCTGTCACGCCTAAAATATTGCGGCTATCTTGACCGCTGCGGGTTCTGAGTGCTACACGGCTATCAAAATTTACCTTTATCGGTGTAGGGATCACAGCGGACAACGGGCACTGTGTAGCGGCTACAACGTGGACATTTGCCGCCCTGCCGATCTGACAGAGCCGTTGTAATATCGGCTGTACTTGCTTTTTGTTCGTTGTCATCAGGTCGGCTAGTTCGTCAATAACCACATACACAGCACCGCCGCCGTATTTCTTGACGTGCTGCCGTGCCATGTCCCTATAACGGTTGTCTGTTATTGCTATAGCTTCCTGTAATGCTTGTATCATTTCCCCCGGTTCACTGCTATAACGCAGTGTGTGGGGCAGTTCTTTATAGTCCACCAGTTCAACCCGTTTAGGGTCGATCAATATAAACTGTACAGCGGCGGGGCTGTCCTTTAGTGCTGTTGTCATCATGCCATTTATTACAACGCTTTTACCGCTGCCCGTAGCCCCTGCAATTAGTAAATGGGGCTGTTGTAGCATATCGGCATAAAGGTTGTAATAGTTAAGTTCTGGTGTTTTCCAGACTCTTTTCACGCTATCACGTCCTTTTCTATATTGGTTTACACTCTGCATTTATACGGGCTTGTGACCGTCTACGGCTGCATTATAAACCAATGCCCCGGACTGTTGCCGGGGCTTGTGGCTAGTTTATAAAGTTATAGTCATATTGTTTTACAGTTCCCAGAGTTGCCGCCGTTGGTGTTTCACATGTAAAGCGGTCAACCTCTGTCACCGGGATATAAAACGCTGTATAACGTCCCGTTTCGTTGGTTGTACAGTTGTAATATTCAAACGTATTTAATAGGGTTTCAAACGTTGTGTTTAAATGTTTCCCGTTCTGTACTACTGTACTAAATAACCCGGTTTCTGGTCTTAAATTGCAAGGGCATAACATAATAGGCATATTGTTATTAAATACCCGGCGGGCTGTTGCCTTGCTGACTCTCTCAAAAGTAAAACCATCTTTTCTAAAGCTGTATTCTCTCATAATACAAAACCTCCTATATTCTATTGTGTTCTGTCTCCAGACCCCCGGCAGAGCCGGGACGCTTGCGGCTTGACTGGCTATTTATACACGCCGCAACGTGTGTTACTCTTCGGACTCGTCAAAGTCCCCGTTTTCTTCCATCTCGTTTAATACATCGGATATTACAGACCCCAGAAGGTAACAACGAATTGTTACATCTGCCCATTCAGCACCCTTTTTAATAACGTTTATGTTGTTCTGTCCGAACTCGTCAAGGGCTTCGTTAAGTAAATCCCAATTATGAGCTATGCTTTCCTCTGCATTGTAAGAGTTACAATAATAAGAACCGCTTGCATTTCCTGTTATGCTGTCTTCTGTCCAAAGATCATCATTTAACTGTTGCTCAAGTCCTTCTCTGTCCTCTGTCCACTCTGTCAAATCAATGTTTTCTTTGATCCATTCTTTTACATCCTCTGCCATTGCTTCTCTGTAATCATACATAATACTTGACCTCCTATATTCAATTATCAATTTGTGCAATCTGTACACCGGGCGGCTTGCCTGCTGTACAGCAGCATTGACAACCTATAATTATTTAGTTGTCGTTGCTATCTCTTTATCATGTTTACATGATATCATATATACATGATATTGTCAAGCATTTTATCATGATTACATGATATTTTTTTTTTGTGATCTGGTGACAGGACAGCATCCCCCGGAGGGGGGGAAATAGACCCCCGGCAGCCGGGGCGGGTGAGGTGCAAAAGTTCCGCAAAAATTAAAAAGGTCTTGACAATATCATAAAATCATAATATCATGTAAGCATGAAAGGAGGTAGCATAATGCAGGCTAACGAAGTAATTAAAAATCTCATGGCACAGAAGGAAATCACCCAGACTGAAATGAGAGAGAAGATGGAGATGAAAAGCCAATCTGGTGTAAGTCAGGCTCTTAATCGTGATATGAAAATCTCTATGCTGATCCGTTTCTTGAAAGTGATGGATTGTTCATTGACTGTTACGGACAATTCAACTGGTGAGACGTTTGAGATTTCAGAATAAATGATAGGCATACGCCTATTAAAAATAGACATACGTCTATCAAGTGCTATAACTTCTCTTAGAGAGGGCTATACTATAAAAAGTTAGGGAGTATAATAGACATACGTCTATCATGATAGGCATACGCCAATAAGTCTGATTAAGGAGGGCTGACGGCTATGACCGTGAAAGATTGTGTAAAAACCATGCTTTCTAAAAGAGGATGGAGTCAACGGAAACTGGCTGAGGAACTTGGTTATTCCGGTCAAGGCAGTATCGGTAAGACTCTCCTGAGAAATGATGGTATGGGTATGACTGTAGAAACACTCATAAAGTGGGCTGATGCAATGGAGTTTCAGATTATCATACAGTCAGAAGATGAAGAGATGATTTTGGATGGTGAAAGTGAGGGATAAGTATGTTATATTTACTGTGGGGCATTTGCTATTTCATGTGGCTGTGCTTCCGATTGATGTTCTGGGTATCTATGAAGATCGTGTACTATGTAATAATCATGCCTATCCTTTGGATGTTCAGACTGCCGTTCAGAATTTTAGCGAACTTATAAGGAGGATCAAGTATGGCTACAGGTGTTTATCTGAGCAGTCATAAGAAGAAAAGAACTGCGTTATTACTCTGTATTTTTACAGGAGTGTTCGGAGGTCACTATTTCTATGTGGGAAGATTCATGAGAGGTCTGCTTGCAATGTTCACCTTCAACTTCTTGTTTATAGGATGGCTGCTTGATATTATCAAAATCATGAGAGGACGATTAAAGGATAACAACGGATTGCCACTTATTGATTAACTGAATACTTGGCTGTAGGGATGCTACAGCTTGTCCAATGGGACTGTCGTTTTGACAGTCCTTTTTTTTTATTCTCAGGAGGTTATTATGAATTATTTGAAATTGAAACAGAAGATTTATGAAGCTATAGAAAGGAATCCGCTTGATAGATCTGCATACGAAGAGATGTTTGCAGTCTGCCGGGAATATGAGAAGATTGACTTCCAGACCGCACACGCATGGAATCATGAACTGCGTAATCGTATCTCATGGGGACTGCGTATGACGGTATGCAGTCAGAAATTCGATGAAGCCAGAGAGTTTGATGATCTGATGTTCAGGTCACTTCTTTTCGGGGCACAGCATTTCTTCGATGATTACTTACAAGCGGTAGAGTACGGCAAGCCACTTGACAAGAAGTTCTATCAGCCCCGCCGTCATTATCTGAGAAGATATGTAGACGCATATCAGGAGATTCTTGACGGGAAACTGGACTTCCTATCCATCTCCATGCCGAAGAGAGCCGGGAAGTCCCAGTTAGGTATCAACTTCACGAATATGCTTTCCGGTAAGTACCCGGACAGAGCAACACTTATGGAAGGTACAGGTGATGACCTTGTTAAATCGTTCTATCTTGGTTGTCTGGAATATCTGACTCTTCCCAGTGACTATCATTTTTATGATATTTTCCCGGAGAGCAAACTTGTCCAGACCAATGCCGACACGAAGATTATCAACCTTCTGCATAAGTCCCGATTCCCTACCGTTATGTGCCGATCCATTGATGCCCGTCAGGTAGGTCTTTCCGAAGCAACTAACCTTCTGTACCTCGATGACTGTGTGGAAGGACGTGAGGAAGCGAAGAACCGTCAGAGACTTGATGATAAGTGGGAGGTCATCTCTGGTGATATCATCGGACGTGCTATTGAGGGTACACCTATTGTCATCTGCGGTACACGATATTCTCTGTATGATCCTATCGGTCATTTGCAGGAAGAGATGCAGAAACAGGGAAAACGATGCAAGATTATTGAGACACCTGCTCTTGATCTGGTGACAGATGAAAGTAACTTTGAGTATATGCGTGAGGGTAGAAAGGTTTTCACCACTCAGTATTTTAGGGATCAGCGTGAGATGCTTTCTGAGGAACAGTTTGAGTCCGAATTTCAGCAGAAACCGTTTGAAGCAAAAGGAATCCTTTTCCCGGAGAAGAGTCTTAACCGCTACTTTGAACTGCCGATTGACCGTGATCCTGACAGTATCATTGCTGTCTGTGATACTGCGGACACCGGAGAAGACTTCTGTGCTATGCCGATTGCTGCGGTATACGGAAGTGAGGTCTACATCGTAGATGTAGTCTTTGACGATTCTGCACCGAAAGTAACCAAACCTGAATGTGCGAAAGCACTCATTGACAACAAAGTGGTAGCCAGTACCTTTGAGTCGAACAATGCAGGTAAGTATTTTGCCCGTGACGTGCAGCAGATTTTAACTGACAGGAAGTATGTGTGCAATATCCGAACGAAGCAGACGATCAGTAACAAGCAGACCCGTATTGAGTTCGCATCGGACAACATCTTGAAGAAGTTCTACTTCAAAGATCCGTCCCTGTACGCAAGGAACAGTCAGTATGCAGCTTTCTTGAAACAGGTGACTACTTATACCCGATCCGGTAAAGTGCCGCACGATGACGCACCAGACTCCCTTGCATTGCTTGAAAATGAACTGAGAGGACTGATCGGAAATACGGTTGAGATTATGGACAGAAGGATTTAATTTTCCTAAAAAGTCTCCAATGCATATGTATAAATATTGCTTGACATAACCATTGAAGAGCGCTATAATAAACCATAGAGAAAGATTATTAAGAAGGAGGTGTCACCAGTGGTAGAACCCTATTTACATCTGAACGGACGAAGAATGATCCTGACAGATGAAACCGAAGTGAATATTGGTAACGTGGTTCAAATATTGCGAAAAGCATTACCGTACCACTGGAAGAACCGAAGTGAGATCAGTTACCTGTGGTCTTACTACAAGGGCAGGCAGCCGATTCTTAACCGTGTGAAGGAAGTAAGACCTGAGATCACAAACAAGATCGTTGAGAATCGTGCGAATGAGATTGTCTCATTCAAGTCGGGCTATCTCATGGGCGAACCGCTACAGTATGTTTCCAGAGGAAATGCTGAGAACATTGCAGATGCAATCAATCAGCTTAATGAGTTCGTATTTGCAGAGGAAAAGCCTGCGAAGGACAAGGAACTTGCCGACTGGTTTCATATCTGCGGAACTTCCTTCCGTATGGTACTCCCGGATGAAATGGCGGGAGAGGACGATGAATCACCGTTTGAAATCTACACTCTTGATCCCAGAAATACCTTCGTGGTCTATAACAACGGTTTAGGCAACAAGCCAATTCTGGGTGTTAAGTATGTGGTGGATGAAAACGGAGTGGTACATTACAGTTGCTATTCCGATCGTGAGTATTTTGAGATTGTGGAGTCGAAGGTTGTTTCCTATGATACACATATTCTGGGTGAGATTCCGATTATTGAATATCCACTGAATATGGCAAGGATCGGTGCTTTTGAACTGGTTATCCCACTTCTGGATGCAATCAACCTGACAGACAGTAACCGTTTGGATGGAGTGGAGCAGTTCATTCAGGCATTGATGCTATTCCACAACGTAGATATCAGTTCCGAAGATTTTGACGAACTCCGGGAAAGAGGGGCTATCAAGTTCAAAGACATTGATCCCCAGTTGAAAGCTGAGATTAACTATCTGGTAAGTAATCTCAATCAGGGTGAGACTCAGACCTTGGTAGACCATATGTATCAGACAGTGCTTACCATCTGTGGTATGCCGAACCGTAATGGCGGTTCTTCTACATCTGATACGGGTTCTGCCGTCATCATGCGTGATGGTTGGTCTGCTGCCGAAGCCAGAGCAAAGGACAGTGAGTTGATGTTTAAGAAGTCTGAGAGAATTTTCTTGAAGGTGGTTCTGAACATCTGCCGCACTCTTGCCGATATGGACTTGAAGGTATGCAACGTAGAAATCCGGTTCACACGAAGGAACTACGAAAACATTCTTCAAAAGGCACAGGTGCTTGATCTGATGCTGAAAAATAACAAAATCCATCCACGTCTTGCTTTTGAGCATTGTGGGTTGTTTGTAGATTCTGACCTTGCATACACATTAAGTGCTGAATATGCAGAGGAGCAGGAGCAAAAGGCACAAGAGTTGTTTGAGCAACAGCAAAGAATGAAACAGGAGGGAAATGACGATGACTCCGGTAATAACGAAGGAAATGGTGGAGCAGATGGAAAGTCTGCTGAAACACGGGAGCAGAGTGGAAATACTGATTGAGCAGGGTAAGATCACCATTGTAGAAATCAAACGAAAAATGAAGATGAAAGAGTAACGCCGGGACAAAGGTTCTGGTGAGTCCAATGGGACTGTGAGTGTAACAACTCATAGTCCCTTTTTATTTTGTCATGAATAAAAAGACACTTTCAAATTACATTCTGGCGTTTGATGAAATCAATGCCCTTACCGCTGTCAGTTATAACACCGCTTCCGAAACTACAGAGGATCAGACCGTACAGGTCAGTCAAATAGCAGATGACATTTTGTCACTGCTCATAAATGCCTACCGCAAGGGCGTACAAGCCGCTTCGGAGATGCTTGCTTATGATCTGACCGTGGATGTGAGAAGCATGGATGAAGTCATCTACTTGATGATTGACGGTAAGACATTTGAGGACAGGGTTGCAGATCATGTTCTCTCAGGAGATTTACAGGGGCTACAGACTCTTGCTGAATCTGAATTTCACAGAGTATACAACGCTGCGGTTCTGGATGGAGGACACCAGTACCAATCTAGTGTTGGATATGGGGTGACAAAGAATTGGTACACGGTTATGGATGACAAGGTGCGGGAAACGCATCGTTATCTGGAAGGTGCTTCGGTGTCTCTGGACGAAGAGTTCTGGACATTTGACGGAGATCATGCAGCTTACCCCGGAGGGTTTACAAAAGCTGAGAACAATGTGAACTGCCGATGCACCGTGGAACTACACATTGATGCAGAGGAAGAGTGATCTGCTTCCTTTACATACATGGTGAGGGAACACCTACAAAACGCAAACTCAGACAAGAGGATAAAACGGAAATCATGGTGAGGGAACACCTACAAACGCAAGGAGGACTATTATGAGTTATTTAAGTGATTTGCTTGGGGATGCCTATAAGGAAGGTATGACTGAGGAAGAGATTTCCACTGCATTGCAGAGTGCGGGTGCAGGAGCGAAAGACAATGAAGCGGAAGTGAACCGCCTGAAAGCACAGCTTTCTAAAGCCAATTCGGAAGCTGCTGACTACAAGAAACAGTTGAGAGGTAAGCAGAGTGAGGATGAAGCTGCTGCCGCTGAACAGAAAGCAACGATGGATAAGCTGACACAGGAGAACGCAGACCTCAAACGTTCTATGGCACTGTCAGAAAAGAAAGCAAAACTTCTGGCTATGGGCTATGATGAAAAACTTGCTGATGACACTGCTACAGCAATGGTAGATGGTGACATGGACAAGGTTATGGCGAATCAGACTAAATACCTTGAAGCCCGTGAGAAAGATATTCTTGCCAAAAAGATGAAGGGTACTCCCAGACCTGCTGCGGGTTCTGAGAATACTGGTGGCATGGACTATCAGAAGAAAATCGAAGAAGCACAGGCAAGCGGAGATTTGACCGCAGTTGCCTACTATACACGTCTGGCAGCACAGGACGCTGCCGATCAGACAGAATAATAAAGGAGTGAATGAACAATGGCAGACGTATTTGCAACTAGCTTCGGAGTCCTGAACTACTCCGGTATGCTTTTTAACAAGGGTAATGTTAAAACCCCGCTTAGTTCTATTATCGGCTCTAAAGCCAAAACTACCAATCATGTAGAGTTCGTGACAGGTCAGGAATACAGTTCCGGTGGTAACGGTTCTCAGCCGAAGATTACTGAGAATCAGTCTCTTACTGCACCGGACGCTTCTGTTACTACCCGTGAGCAGAAAACTAACGTGACTCAGATTTTTCAGGAGTCTGTAGGTATCTCTTACGGTAAGCAGAGCAACATGGGTACTCTTTCCGGTATCAACGTTGCGAATCAGCAGGCGAACCCGATTTCCGAACTGGATTTTCAGGTTGCAGCTAAGATTCAGAAGGTGAACCGTGATATCGAGTACACTTTTATCAACGGTGTTTACCACAAGGCAACCAGTGATGACGATGCCAACCAGACCAGAGGTCTGATCCCGGCAATTACTTCTAACACTATGGCAATGAATAAGAAACCTCTGGGACTCTGGGATATTGCAGACATGGTTAAGAAGATTTATGGTGCGAACGCCCCTACTGAGGGACTTGTTCTTTGGTGTGACGCTGTGACGCTGTTCCAGATCAATGCTGATGCTGTTCAGAATGGTCTTACTATCGTACCTGCTGCCCGTGAGATCAATGGTATCTCTCTTTCCAGTGTGGTAACTCCGATCGGTGTTGTTTATCTGCATCTGGGTGAGTGTTTACCTGCGGGTACAGCACTGCTTCTGAACCTTGATGTGCTTGCACCTGTATATCAGCCTGTTCCGGGTAAGGGTAACTTCTTCCTTGAACAGCTTGCTAAGACTGGTGCAGGTGAGAAGTATCAGCTTTTCGGTCAGATCGGTCTGGATCATGGTGCTGAATGGTATCACGGTAAGTTCACAGGTATTTCTACTACCTTTGAGAAGCCTGCATACAGCCGTTCTGTTTATGTGGCTAACGCTGCGGATATCGGAAAGGCAACTGCTTAATCAGTAAAGAGTAAAGGAGGTGGGCGGTATGACTACCGACATGAAGTTGAAGATGCTGAAAAGTATGACTGACGAAGAGGACAAAGACGTACTGTCCACTTACCTCAGTCTTGCTGAGAAGGTGGTACTGCAAAGAGCATATCCGTATGCGAATGTCAGCAAAGTACCGATGAAATATGATGCAGTCCATGTAGAGATTGCAGCGTACATGATAAATAAACGTGGAGCAGAGGGTGAAGTAAGCCACAGTGAGAACGGAGTGTCTCGTACTTATGAGGACGGAGATATCCCACCTTCTCTCCTTAGAGCAATTACACCAGTAGCGGGGGTGCTGTAATGAGACTGATGAAACGGAATCAGACGGCAATCTACTACTGTCTGTATAAGGGAAAAGAACCTCTTCTTGATGAAGATGGGAATGAGACAAGTGAATACAGGGTTCTGTATGAAAGACCTGTGAAGCTGATGTGCAGTGTGTCACACGCTACAGGGTATGCACAGGTGAATATGTTCGGTAACTTGGACAGTTATGACAAGGTTCTGATTACGGATGACATGAGTTGTCCGATAGACGAAAACACAGTCCTGTTTGTGGACAGTAAGCCGGGTTA